AGTAACCAAAGTACCTGTGGGTGCAGCAGCTATCAGCACAGCGGCAATATCGGGCCGAACACGCCTGTATGGCATCTATTACACCTGTACTGCTACTGCTTCTTCTTTTGAAATTAGAAACGGTGCAGCAGACTCGGCTACGTCTTTGATCACTATTCATACCCCTGCAGCGGCCGGACAATATGAGATAGATATCCCAGACGGCGGAGCCTTGTTTGATTCAGGTGCTTTTATTGACGCAACCGATGTCCAGATAACTAGTGTTACTCTGGTATATGCGGGTGGAGCGGCAGCCTAATGGCTTCCACTAAAGCGGTTAAACGCACGCCTTCTGGGCGTGTGTCCTATCGTGGAGAGACTTTTTCTGGCTACAACAAGCCCAAGAGGACCTCTGGTGGAAGTAAGAAGTTTGCTGTTTTAGCCAAGAAAGGCGACGACGTGAAGCTTGTTCGATTTGGTGATCCCAACATGACCATTAAAAAGAGCATACCAGAGCGTCGAGCCAATTTCCGTGCTAGGCATAACTGCGACACGGCAAAAGATAAGTTTTCAGCACGATACTGGAGCTGTAAAAAATGGTAATGAAAAAGTCCGCAACTAAAAAACCGGCAGCCAAGAAGGCTGCGGTTAAAAAGCCTGTTCGCAAAATGGCTACAGGTGGTTCGGCAAGCAAGTCTAAGGTTAATGAAGCAGGCAATTACACTAACCCCACTATGAGAAAAGGTCTTTTTTCTAAGATCAAATCTGGTGGAAAAGGCGGTAAACCGGGCCAGTGGTCAGCTCGAAAGGCTCAAATGTTAGCCAAAGAGTATAAAGCCAAAGGCGGGGGCTACAGAGACTAGTGGCAGTTAAAAAACCACAGGCATCGCTTCAATCTTGGACTAAGCAAGAATGGAGAACTAAAAGCGGCAAACCTTCAACTCAGGGGCCTAAAGCTACGGGAGAAAGATATCTTCCTTCAAGTGCGATTAAGTCTATGAGTGATAAAGAATATGCAGCGACTACACGCAAAAAACGAGCAGACACTGCAAAAGGTAAACAGTTTTCATCGCAACCAAAAAAGGTTGCGTCTAAAGTTAAACGACACCGATAGGAGGTGATTCAGATGGCCGGACGTGGAATGGGTGCCGCTACCAGAGGCGGAGGATGCGTAGGAACGGGTCCTAGAAATAAAGTTCAGTCTAAGCCTAGCCGTAAGGTAGGTGATCCCGTCATGATGAATAAAGGCGGAGAAGCTAAAAAATTCCCTGACCTGAACAAAGACGGAAAAGTTTCTAAAGCCGACGTTCTTATGGGCCGTGGAGTTCAAAAGAAAATGGGTGGGGGAATGATGAAGAAATACCGCAAAGGCGGAGCGGCCCGTAAATAATGGCTGCCGGCGTAAATCACTATTTTAAAGATGGCAAAGTACATCGGGGTGGCACACATAAGCATCCCGATGGGAAAATAATGACAGGAAAAACCATGTCAAAATCTTCTAAAAATCTTTACCACTATGGTGATTTGTCTAAAGCTTCGCAGAAAAAAGCTCGGGAAAATTGGGGTAAGTAGATGGCAACGTCTGGAACAACAGACTTTAATTTAGCGATAGACGACCTCGTAGAAGAGGCGTTTGAGCGTTGTGGAATGCAGATGACTGCAGGCTATCAGCTCAACTCGGCCCGTCGGTCCTTGAATCTGTTGTTTTTGGACTGGGCAAACAGGGGCCTAAACCTCTGGACCATTGAGCAGGCTACTAAAGCACTGGTCCAAGGCGATTCTGTTGTTAGCCTGCCTACTGACACGGTAAATGTGCTGACTGCTGTTATTCGTCAAACGACTAACGGTCAGCAGCAAGATATAAACATAGAGCGCATTGGCCGCCAAGAATACCTTAACGTGCCAAACAAACTTACTCAGGCAAGGCCGTCCCAGATATACATAGAGCGTACAAGTGCCCCAAAAGCTTATCTGTACCCTGCTGCGGACAAGGCATACACGTTGGTCTATTATCGCATACGTCGCATGGAAGACGCCGGAGATTACACTAATACTACCGACGTAAATTTCAGGTTTCTCCCTTGTTTAGCCTCGGGCTTAGCCTACATGCTGTCTTTAAAGTATGCACCGGATAGAACTGGAGCATTGCAGCAGATGTACGAGCAAGATTTTGATCGAGCGGCACAGGAAGATAGAGACACTGCCAGTACTTATGTGTTGCCCGATGTAGGGTTTTAAGCGTGAGTCAGGCAACGGGTAAATATTCTTATGGCCTTTGTGATTATTGCGGGCAACGATATCCCTATCAGATTCTAAAAAAGAATTGGAAAGGGTTTATGGTATGCCCTGAGGATTACGAGCCAAAAGAGCCCCAGTTAACCCCTTTAAAGTACAGGGGCGATGCGATTGCTCTTGAAAATCCTCGCCCAGATAGAACAGAGCCCTTAAATGTGTTTGTAAATAACGCAGGCGGGGATACACCTTTCGAGACAGTGCCGGGTTCAATGCAGCCTGCCCCTGCTGCGATTGCAGTTGAGGGAGTAGGCATACTTGGAACGGTCACGGTGGTGATTACATGACTTATGATGAACTAGTGACAAACATCCGTAACTATACCGAGGTAGACAGTAATGTGTTTACCAATGCGGTCATAGATACGTTTATTACGATGGCGGAGAATAGGATTCTTCGGGACATCGACCTTGATGTTTTTAAGCTAGAGGCAACGGCTAACACGACTGCAAACAACCGATTCTTGGTGGCCCCATCGGACATTCTGACTCACCGTTACTTAATGGTTACGATAAATGGAAACCAGACGTTTTTAGATTTTAGAGACACTTCTTTTATGAAGGAGTATTGGCCGGATTCCACGGTAACAGGAACTCCCAAATACTACGCGGTTTGGAATCAAAACACGTTTTACATTGCGCCAACGCCCGATGCTGCTTATGTAGTTCAGTTGGGCTACATATACAAGCCTCAGCAGTTATCCTCTTCCAACACTACAACTTGGATTAGTAATAATGCTCCTGAAGCGCTTTTATATGCCTGCCTCATTCAGGCATATAGCTATACGAAAGGACCTACTGATATGCTGCAGTATTTTGAAAACAGCTATAAGCAGGCAATTCAGGGTCTCGGCATCGAGCAACAAGGTCGCCGTCGTCGTGATGAATTTAGAGATGGCATGATTAGGTTGCCAATTAAATCGGAATCACCCGGCCCATAATATTTTAAGAGGAAACACAAATGGCTATCACACAAGCTATGGCAACATCATTCAAAGTTCAAATCCTTGACGGAGACTTTGATTTTAGTTCAGGCACAGCACAGGTCTTTAAACTGGCTCTGTACACGTCGTCAGCTACGCTAGATGCGACTACTACTGCGTATTCTGCGACCAACGAGGTTTCAGGAACAGGGTACAGCGCAGGTGGCGGAACGCTGACTATATCAGCTAATCCTGCTTCTAGTGGCACTACAGCGTTTTTGGACTTTGCTGACCTGACGTTTTCTAGCGCAACTATTACTGCTCGTGGCGCTTTGATCTACTTGGCAAACGGCGGCACTAACCCTGCGGTAGCAGTATTAGACTTTGGTTCGGATAAGACCTCTACTGCGGGCGACTTTACTATTGTCTTCCCTGCGGCAGATGCGAGCAACGCGATTATCCGTATCGCTTAAGAGTAAAGTGTAATGGCTGACGTTATCGTCCCCATAAGTGGATGGGGCTACAGCACTTGGGGCGACGGGCAATGGGACGTAAGTCCTGCAACCCCTACTGCCACTGGCGCGGTAGGTTCCGTAACGGTAGTTGAAGGCACGGGCGTTAGCGTAACTCTAACTGGCGTACAAGGCACAACAGCTTTAGGTACCGCTGAAACTCAAGCAGATGCCAATTTTTCGGTTACGGGAGTCGAAGCTACTTCAGCCCTTGGCAACGTAGCAGTAAATGCAGACGGAGCTATAAACGCTCTTGGCAATGCAGCCACTGGAGAGCTAGGAAGTGTAACGCTAATAACAGACCAAGTAATCAGCGTAACCGGAGTTCAAAGCACTGGTGAAATAGGCACTTCCGCAGTAGTCGAAGGCAGAACTGTACAAGTTACGGGGGTTGCGTCCTCTGGCGAAGTAGGCGATGTCATTATCGCTGAAGCCTATGTTTACCCCACTGGGGTTGCGGCCGCCGGCGCCGTAGGTACTAGCTCTATTGAAGCTGCCGCCAATGTAAATGTTACAGGCGTTGAGGGCACCACAGCATTAGGTACCGCCACTGCTCAAGCAAATGCCGACGTTAACGTCACAGGCGTTGAGGGCACTACGGCGCTAGGCGAAACTACAGAAACAGGCACCGCCACGGTATACGCCATTGGCGTACAGGCCACAGGCCAAGTCGGAAACGTATTAGTCTGGAGCCGTATAGTTCCAGACCCCGGCACGGGATGGACCGAAGTGCCCGTTGATCAAACACCTAATTGGACGGAAATAGCAGCATGAAGACAGTAAACGAAGCGAAGAACTTGGGTAGCGCAATAGACCCTAAGCATGAAATTGAAGTGGTATGCGGCAACTGCGGGTACGATGTAAACGAGGCTGAATTAAGCGCTGACACTTGCTCAGATTGCGGCGAAGCACTAAACCTGCGTCAGAATACAAAGATTTACGCGACAAGCGTCCCTGCTGCCGGTGGCAGCACATTAAACTAGTCACTGGAGGCCCTAATGGCTACTTATGTAAACAATCTAAGATTAAAAGAAATTGCTACTGGTGATGAAAGTGGCACTTGGGGCACCAGTACCAACACTAACCTTGAGCTAATTACCGACGGTTTTAGTTACGGCACAAAGGAAATGGCGGCTGACGCCAACGAAACCTTCACAATGCCCGACGCCACGGCAGATGCCACGCGCTCGCTGTACCTTAAGTTCACTTCGGCAGTGGACCTGACAGCTACTCGTGAAGTTACGCTTGGACCAAATACGGTATCTAAGACGTGGATCATTGAGAACGCCACTTCCGGCAGCCAGATCATTACGATCAAGCAGGGTTCAGGCGCTACGGTTAACGTGGCTAACGGCTCTAAAGTCATGGTTGTCACCGACGGTG